CGGGTTCGCCGGCACGATGTTCGTTGCCGCCAGTGCCCAGGAGACCGCACCCCCGACCGTGGTGGACGCCGCGCGCCAGGCGCTTACCGAGCGCTCTGGCAAGCCCTACGCCGGGTGCTACGTGAACGCCTCGATCGAGCTCTGGGCGCAGGACAACGCCTACGGCAAGCGCATCAACGCGACGCTCCGCGGTGTCCAGTTTGTGCGCGACGGGGATTCGTTCGGGGCGGGCTCGCGCGCTGCCGCGCCAGATGAGTTCGATGAGATCGAAGTGGCGCTGGATGACTTTGCGTGAGCGTTATCGCCAAGGGGCCAAGGATGGCCCACGGCTTGTGGGTAGTGCATCAGGCGTTTGCTAATAAACGCAGGCGCGACCCCACATGGGATTGGTGTGAAGGCGAAAGCGGCAAATCATTATCAGTGGATTTTTATTTAGGGTGGAGATGCACATACCCACACATCATTCGTCAATGTGCCAATCGGTATTGTCGTAGGTACCACTTAAAAACGGTGCGCCAGTACAACCGCGTTATTGACCGAATATGTGACCGTTTTGAAGCAATGTGGAACACGCGCAATGCCGCACTACTGCCGTTTAAAGGATCAGCACGCCTTGTGTTTGGAGACGACAAAAAATGCGATGTCGACACGCAGTTCCGTCAGTGGGATGTTTTCGATCGACGCGACCGCATTCGTGAAATACGCCGCCGCAAGGAGATTGTACGCAAGGAAGCGATTGATCGCTGGAACGCACAGATAGTGCACTCGCTTGATGAAACCCAAAATGAGTTGCGCATCATTCGACGCGCAATTCGCAATGCACAGTCTGCACTAAGGAGTGCCAACGCATGAGAACTAAAGATATCCGCAAGATGCTCTGCAACGCCTTGTCAAAAGCCGAGTCCGGGGAGCTTCCTCTGGACGAGGCCAAGACAATCATCGGACTGGCAAACCAGATCCAGGCAAGCCTTGCCACCGAGTGCAAGGTGATCGCAACGAAGCTGCGCATGGGCGCTCAGGCTGACGCGATCGGCGATCTGAACGTCAGCGAGTGAACGTGAACACCATCGTCATCGACACCGAGATCTACCGTGACTACTTCCTGGTCGCGGGCATGAACGTGGACACAGGTGCAACCTTTGAGCTTGAGCAGTTCGAGGGCCACCCGTTGGACACGGATCGGCTGTTGCGGATCTTGCGCAAGCACCGACTGGTGACGTTCAACGGGGCAGGCTTCGACCTGCCCATCCTTTCCTACGCGGTCGGCGGTGCGTCCTGTCAGCAGTTGAAGGACGCCGTCGACGCGATCATCGAAAAGAACTACCGCAACTGGCAGCTCGCGGAGGCCTTTGAGATCCAGATGCTGGATGACCTGGACCACATCGATCTGATCGAGGTGGCACCCGGCAAGGCATCGCTGAAACTCTACGGGGGCCGGCTGCACGCGCCCCGCCTGCAAGATCTGCCGATCGCTCCGCACGAGTCGATTGCGCCCGAGCAGCGCGCGTTGCTGCGCGCGTACTGCAAGAACGACCTCACCCTCACCGCCGAGCTCTACCGCACCCTCCTCCCGCAGATTGCACTGCGCGAGCGGATGAGCGAGCAGTACGGCACGGATCTGCGCTCAAAGTCCGACGCACAGATCGCCGAGGCCGTGATCGTGCGCGAGGTGGAGAAGGCACGCGGCAAGCCCGTGGAGCGTGCTGACGTAAAGGACGGCACGATCTACCGCTACCGCACGCCCGCGTGGCTCGCGTTCACCACGGCGCCCCTGCAGGCCCTGCTGGCAGACATCGAGGGCGCCGACTTCCTGGTGATGGCAACCGGCGCTGTCCGCGAGCCCGACGCCCTGCACAACCGGACGATCCAGATCGGCACCGGCACTTACCGGCTCGGGATCGGCGGGCTGCACTCCAGCGAAACGAACCAAGCGGTCGAGGCCGACGCCGATCACGTCCTGGTCGATCGTGACGTCGCGAGCTATTACCCCGCGATCATCCTGCGCTTGGGCCTTGCTCCCGCCCAGATGGGGCAGGAGTTCCTGCGCGTGTACCAGTCGATCGTGGACCGGCGCCTCGCGGCGAAGGCGGCCGGCGACAAGGTCACCGCGGACGTGCTGAAGATCGTGGTGAACGGGAGCTTCGGCAAGCTGGGCTCCAAGTACAGCCGGCTCTATTCGCCCGACCTGCTGGTGCAGGTCACGCTCACCGGGCAGCTCGCACTACTCATGCTGATCGAAGCGCTTGAGGCTGAGGGCATCAGCGTCGTCAGTGCTAACACCGACGGCATCGTGATCCGCTGCCACAAGGTCGACACCGCTGCGATGGCAGCGATCGTCGCCGACTGGGAAGCGCGCACGGGGTTCAGCACCGAGGAGACGGGCTACCGCGCGCTCTACTCGCGGGACGTGAACAACTACATCGCGATCAAGCCCGACGGTTCCGTGAAGCTGAAAGGCGCCTACGCCACGGGCGGGCTGGCGAAGAACCCCACCACGACGATCTGCACCGAGGCCGCCGTGCGGTGGCTGCGCGATGGCACCAGCGTCGAGGACACCATCCGTGGCTGCACGGATATTCGGAAGTTCACGACGCTGCGCACGGTGAAGGGCGGCGCGATCGATGTGTCGGGCCAGTACCTTGGAAAGGCCGTGCGCTGGTACTACGCCGAAGGGGTCAGTGCCCCGCTCCGCTACCAGATCAACCGATACACGGTCTCGCGCAGCCATGGCGCACGCCCTGTCATGGACCTCCCCGAGGCGCTGCCGAACGACATCGATTACCAGTGGTACATCAACGAGACGCTGCAGATCCTGCAGGACGTCGGAGGATTTGGAGGGATCGCGTGAAGGAGTCCGAGATCGAGGCTTACCTGGTGCGCCAGGTCAAGGAAGCCGGTGGCGAAGTGCGCAAGTGTGCATGGGTCGGCCGGCGCGGTGCGCCCGATCGACTGGTGCTGTTACCGGGTCGCCCTGCCACCTACGTGGAACTGAAAGCACCCGGCAAATTGCCGGGTCAGCTCCAAGTGCGCGAGCACGACCGGCTGCGCGAGCTCGGCCAGTACGTCGTGGTGATCGACAGCACGAGAGGTGTGGATGCATTGCTGATGGGAGAGAGACCATGACGACCCCTTACATCCGCGCTATGCGCACCGTGACCTGCCCCTACTGCATGCAGCTTCGGTCCACCGACAACCTTCACCAAACAAAGCCGCGGATCAAGTGCAAACCGTGCGCCGAAAAACGACAGGGGTTCAAATGAGCAACGACCTATCCAGAGAAGTCACGGCCGGCCTGCGCCGGGGCACGGGCAGAGTCTTCTGCCAATACTGCCGGATCGACAAGCCCGCAGACGAGATCGCATGGCTGAAGCCCCGCGCCTGCTGCCTCAAGTGCCAGCACCGCGGCACCCGGCGGAGTGCGGACAGGTGACACGGCCCTACGAGCCCCGCGCGTATGCCAAGCTCGCGATGGATCTGATGATCCGCGAGCCGCGCTGCGCACTGTGGGCAAAGCCGGGGATGGGCAAGTCGGTGATGACGCTCACCTTCCTCGAGCTCCTGCACAACGTCTACGGCGAGCGCTCACCGACACTGGTGCTGGCGCCGCTCCGGGTCGCGCGCGACACCTGGTCGAACGAGGTCGACAAGTGGTCGCACCTGCACTACGCGCTCGAGGTGGTGCCGATCTTGGGTTCCGATGTTGAGAGACAGCGCGCACTGCGCAAACCGGGTCAGATCTACACCACCAACTACGAAAACCTGCCGTGGTTGAAAGACCAGTTCAAGGGGCGCCCGTGGCCCTTTGCAACGGTCGTCTGCGACGAGTCGACGAAGCTCAAATCCTTCCGGCTTCGGCAAGGCGGCAAGCGAGCGCAGGCCTTGGCAGGCGTCGCACACAAGGACGTCACCCGCTGGATCAATCTCACCGGCACGCCGGCCAGCAACGGCTTGGAAGACTTGTGGGGCCAGATGTGGTTTCTGGATTGCGGCCAGCGCCTGGGGCGCACGTTCAATTCCTTTCGCGAGCGCTTCTTCCACCCGGTATCGAACGGCGCATGGACCCGGTGGACGCCCCGCCCGGGCGCGCAGGAGGAGATCCAGGAGCGCCTGTCCGATATCTGCCTGACGCTGGATCCTGCGGACTGGTTCGATCTCTCGCAGCCCGTGACCAACACGATCGAGGTGATCCTGCCGGCTAAGGCGCGCACGCAGTACCGAGAGCTCGAGCGCGAGCTCTTCACCATGATCGCAGGCTCCGAGGTCGAGGCGCTGAACGCGGCGGCCAAGACGCAGAAGTGCCTGCAGCTCGCGAACGGCGCGGTCTACACCGACGGCACTGGCGCGTGGGCGGAATCCCACACCGAGAAGCTGGACGCGCTGGAAGAACTCGGCGAGGCCACGGGCGATGAACCCCTGCTGGTGGCCTATCACTTCCAGTCCGATCGCGCGCGCCTGCTCTCGCGCTTCAGCGGCGCCATCGATCTCGCCACCCGAGAAGGCCTCGCGATGGCGCAGAGCGGGCGGGGTAAATACTGGCTGGCACACCCGGCCAGCGTGGGCCACGGCATTGACGGGCTGCAGAAGCACTGCGCGACCGTGGTGTTCTTCTCGCAGGACTGGTCACTTGAGAACCACGACCAACTGATCGAGCGCGTCGGACCCATGCGCCAACTGCAGGCCGGGCTCAACCGGCCGGTAATGGTGCACTACATCGTCGCCAAGCAGACCGTGGATGAGCTCGTGATGGTCAGGCGCACGGGCAAGCGCAGCGTGCAGGACTTGCTGATGGACTACATGAAGGGAGCCCGGTGATGCAGTTCAACGGCGCCGACTACGAGGACGCGCGCGATGCGCTCCGCCTCTCCAGCCAGTACCTGCGGGTGTTCATGCTGATGCGCGACGGGATGCCCCGGACGCTTGACGAGATTGCCAGCATCACGGGCGATCCACCTGCCAGTGTCAGCGCTCAGTTGCGACACATGCGCAAACCGCGCTTCGGCGCACACCTGGTCGAGCGTGACCACCTGGGTCACGGGCTCTACCGCTACACCCTGATTGAAAACACCTGCCCCGATCTGATCTAACACGGAGGAATCGATGAACGTCCACACCCTACTCGAACAAGCCGCGCATCACCTGCGCCAGCGCGGCCAGCAATACGACCAGCCTGAAGGCGAGCGCAGCATGGGTCGCAC